AATCGGCTAGTTCGCATGACACAGATTTTTTATCCAATGGTTTTAAAACACGAGGTAGTGCTGCTGACCTTAACGCATCAGGCGGCACTTACGTTTATCTCGCCATTGCAGAACAACCCGCAAAATATTCTAATGCCCGATAGGAGACAACAATGCCTTGGAAATATAACGGTTCGAATTTAAAAGAAGGGAAGGGTTTCACAGGAACAGACGGAACTCAATATTCCTCAGCTTGGATAAGGATGACAGACAGCGAGAAAACTTCCGCTGGAATAACTTGGTCAGACCCAACTGCTTCAGAAGCATCATTTGATAGCCGTTTTTATCATGGAAGGGAAGCAGACGGAACTCTTATAGCAAAGTCACTTACAGATGTAAACGAAGTTGATAAGGATGGAAAAGCAATTATTGATCCCATGACAGACAAGCAACTTGTCACAAAGGGATTAAGAACAATCTACATTGAGCAAACAAAACAAACTGCAAATGATAAATTGTCTTCAACAGATTGGTACATTACACGTAAGGCAGAAGATAGCACAACAACGATACCATCTGACGTTACCACATATAGAGCTGCTGTTCGCAATAAGTCTGGCACAATAGAAAAAGCTATAACAGATGCGGCAGACCATGCAGCCTTTATGGCTTTGTTTGATGTTCCTGTGGACAGTGGTGGTAAGCCTACTGGCGACAACGCACCAATAAATGATTGGCCTGATGAGATATAAGAGGGCAGAGATGAGTTGGGATCGGCTTGTTAAAAATTTCTCTGCCCATAACTTAATACGTTTATTTTACGATTTCGGTTTTAAGGAGTTTAAAATTTGCTAGCTGAGTTGGCGGCTGCCAATGCAGCCTTTGCAATAATTAAAAAGACTATACAAAACACAGGTGATTTAACTCGGTGTGGTCGGGCAATATCTGACCTTATTATTGCAAAAGAAGAGCTAAAAAGAAAAGGAGATAAAAAAAGAAAAGGCAGCATTCGCAAAGGTGATCTAGAAGAATTTATTGCTCTCGAAAAACTTAAACAACAAGAAAATGAGTTGCGTAGCTGGATGCAGCTTTATGGTCGTGCTGGTCTATACAGGGATTGGCAAGAGTTTCAAGCAAAGGCTCGTAAAGAACGTAGAGTTCAAGAAGAACTTGCAAGAAGAAGAAGAGCAGAAATTATGGAGATACTGGGCCTTGGCTTCGTTTCTTTGCTCATAGCTGCTATGGTAGGTGGTTTAGTCGCTTGGGTCGCTTGGTTAAAAGGATGGTTTGAATGAGTGCAGAAGAAGTAGCAAGAAAACTTTTAGAGCTAAAAATACTGCCACGTTTTATGATGCTGTGCATGACAGGTGTTTATATACGTTGCATCGAGTGGGCTTTATCACAACCTGATCTTACAACACAACAAGCAAGTTTAATATCTGTCGTAACTGGTGCGATGACAGGATCTCTGGCAGTATGGTTAAATTCTGAAAAATGAAAGAGTTTGTTCTTGTTATATCGATGTGGGGGCATACAGGGATTGAGTGGATATATGTTGGCAATCAGATAGTTTTGCAACAATCCTTTACAAAAGAGCAGTGTTACAGCTTGTTGCAAAAAGATATGTGGAAGGCAAACTATGATAACGAGTATTTTAAAATGAACATTCAATGCTTTCCAAAAGATTGTGCTGGCAAAAGAGTGTGTGACTGATGCCAGCAAGGCTGAATGAAAATACAGAAGTTGCATTGCCGCTACGGAACATTGTAAGCATGGTTGCTGCAGCTTCATTGGCGACATGGGCATACTTTGGAATAATAGAGAGGCTTAATCAAATAGAGACAAACATAACGATGATGGGGTCTGATGTTGAGCATAATACAGAGTTCCGTATAAAATGGCCTCGTGGCGAGATGGGTAGCTTGCCAGCCGATTCGGAGCAGTTCATGCTTATAGAGCATCTTGCTTTAGAGTTTGAAAAACTACAGTCTCAAATAGAAGATGGCAAAGCACCTTATGATCAACAACAAAAGCTGACATTAGAATTTTATGAAAAAAGAATTACAACTATAGAAGAAAATTTAGAGAAGATAAGGAACGGTGGTTGAAGTTACATTTGTATTATTATTAATGATGGGCGGTGAAAAAACTGAGTACACGCCATATAAGTCTTTGTCTGAGTGTTTGGCTGTAAGAAGAAAGATAAAACGCAATGTTGGTCACGCAAATAATTTTGATGAAAAGTGGTCATGCAAACAGTTTAAAGTAATGGTGCTTAATGGCGAAATATTGGAGTTTATAGAATAATGTTACAAGCATTGATTGGTCCAGCCACAGAGCTGATTGGTAAATTTGTTGAGGACAAAGATAAGAAAAATGAGTTGGCGCATGAGATCGCGACAATGGCCGAACGTCATGCACAAGAACTGGCAAAAGGTCAAATCGCAATTAATGCCGAAGAAGCCAAATCAAAAAATATTTTTGTAGCTGGATGGAGGCCTTTCGTTGGATGGACGTGTGGACTTGCTCTCTTTACTCATTTTCTTGTTATTCCTGTGGCTGATGTGGTGACAGCATACTTTGGCTTCACGCCACCACAATACCCAGCTTTTGATATGGATACGCTTATGACTGTTTTGCTTGGCATGCTTGGTCTTGGTGGGTTAAGGACTTATGAGAAACAAAAAGGTCTTACAAAATGAACATTGAAGAGTTCAAAAAAGAAATAGAGATTGATGAAGGTTGCAAGTACGAAATTTATCTTGATCATCTTAATTTGCCTACTTTCGGCATCGGCCATCTTATTCTTGACTCTGATCCTGAGAGCGGAGAAGAGGTCGGAACTCCTGTATCAGAAGATAGAGTGTCAGAGTGCTTTAATAAAGATGTACACACAGTGCTTTCCGACTGTGAAAAATTGTACGAAGACTTTTACACCCTACCTGAAGAAGTGCAAAGAATTATTGCAAACATGATGTTTAACATGGGCTATCCTAGATTATCAAAATTCAAAGGCATGAAAGCTGGTGTTGATGCTCGTGATTGGCAACAGGCTGCAGACGAGATGGTTGACTCTCGCTGGTATAATCAAGTCACGAACAGAGCTGAAAGATTGGTTAAGAGGATGAGGAGTGTTTAATGCCGCTGAAACTTCTTAGATTCAAGTCAGGAATAGTTAAAGACATAACAGAATATTCTGCTTCAAAGAATGGTCCATTTTTCGTAGATGGAAACTTGGTTAGGTTTACCAATGGTTATGCTGAAAAAATAGGTGGCTGGGAAAAAGAAATTTACTATGGTGTGGATGCATCTGGTTCTCCAGATACTAGCACAGTCATAAAAGTCCAAGGGACTCCAAAAGCTCTTATAAGTTGGAGAGCAAACTCAGATGGCGAAGACAGGCTGGCTTTGGGAACATCAAGTCACCTTTATGTATTTAAACAAGATGTTGCTTATGATGTAACTCCACTTAGAAAAACTACAACCAATTTGACAAACCCTCTAGCAACAACAAACGGAAGCACAACAATAACTTGCACAGATGCTGGGCACGGTGCAAAAGATGGTGATTTTTTAATTATTGAAGATGCTGCTGCTGTAGGTGGAGTTGCTGCTAATACTCTTAATCGCAAAGCTGGTTATCAAATATCTAATGTAGCAACTAATACATTTGACATAACCGTTCCTGATGCAGCGACTAGCACGGTTGCTGCTGGTGGTGGGACTTCTATAGATTTTAAATATTTGGTTGGCATTGATGATGGTTTAGGCGCAGCCAGCTCAACTCCTGGACTTGGATGGGGCGTAGGGACTTGGGGACAAGGAACTTGGGGAACTGCTAGAAGTGCAAGCTCAGTTGGCATCGGGACTTCTCTAGATGCGACTCAGTGGAATCTTAACCTTTGGGGTGAGGATCTTATAGCCAATGTTCGCAATGGTGCGATTTATTACTGGGAGCTATCAGATGGTGAAACATCAAGAGCTGTCTTAGCTTCAACTGAATCAGGTTCATCAGACATCCCGACAATAACCAGAACGACCAGCATATCCTTCCCAGACAGACATTTTATAGTTGGCGGTGCGACAGAAGTTGGAACCACTAATTTTGATCCTATGCTTGTAAGATTTTCAGACCAAGAAAATTTTGTAGATTTTACACCCAGAGTTGAGAACACCGCAGGAGATCAAAGGCTAGAGGTCGGGACTAAAATAATCCAAATGTTACCAACTAGAGATGAAACTTTTATTCAAACAGATGAGGCAGCATATGCTATGAGCTTTGTTGGCCCACCTTTTACATTCTCGTTTAGGCTTTTGGCTGTTAACTGTGGTGGAGTTGCTATCAATGGTGCTGCGAATGTTGATGGGAGCATATATTGGATTGGGAAGAGCAACTTTTTTGTTTACAATGGCAATGTAACTGAGCTGCCATGTTCGGTTCAATATTTTGTTTTTGACCGTCTACAGCAAGAGTTTATAGATAAAACTTATGCAGGTCATAACAAAAAATTTAATGAAGTGACTTGGTTCTATGTAAGCACTGATAATCCTGCAGGGACAAATAACCCAGAGCCTGACAGCTATGTTAGTTATAATTATGCAGATAATTCTTGGACGATAGGCACTCTTGACAGGAATGTTTGGAATGATTCAGCTGGTCATAGGCTTGTTCCTTTTGCTTTTG